GACATGCGGACGCGGATCTCGTCTGGGAAGCATTTGTTCATGGCGGCGAAACCTGAGTCGGGGTCTGGTCGATGTAGCTGCGGGCGGTGATGAGGCCGGTCATGACGACGGAAAGCGCGAAGCTCGTCGTCTCCCGCCAGTCCGTGAAGTTGACCGTGGCGAGGCCCGCGCTGGCGGCTGTCCCCATGGCGATGAGGATGTAGAGAGACAAGCGGGCGGTGGATTGTTTCGGTGTCATTTCGGCGGGTGGATGAGGCGATAGAGTGAGATGATGCCGACAGCCAACCCAATGCAGCCGCCCGTAATCCTGACGCCCCAGTCGAGTTGTTCTTGAAAAGTTGACAGGACGCCGAACGTCGAGCCGACCACCCCGAAAAGGCCAGTCGTGAATGTCTGATAGTGGGTCATGGGAGGAGAGTGGGTGTGGTTCAGACGTCGAGTGATTCGGCTTGGAGGAACATCGCGTCCACCTGCGCGGAGGTCAGGCCGAGGGCGGAGGACAGGGCGGTGACGGTCGGACCGTTGCGGACGAATGGAGCACCCGAGTTCCATGCTGCGCGGGCTACGATTCCGGCGTCTCCGGTGAGCGCGGCGATAGCGGCATCGACCGTCGGCAGCAGGCCCGCGATCTCCAGCACAGCGCGCGCCCGCCAGTTGGCGATCTCGTAAGGGATGACGACAGGCTCGGGTGGCGGCGGGATCGCGGTGAAGTCGGCGAGGTCCACAAGGGCGGACAGCGGGAGGACGACCGAGGTGTCGTCATGCTCGTGCAGGATGCCCTCTATCCCGTCGCTGATGCGGACATAGGTGGCGTGATCGTCGGTGGCTTGGAATGTGTGTTTCATGGCTGTTCTTAGTTGTAGACGACAGGGGTCCATCCTTCAGCAACCAGTCCGACTGCTGCGGCGATTCCGGTCGCGGACGCCGCGCCGTTACCCGTGCCGCCCAAATACACACCATTCCCGTCCACGTTCAGTGCATCCAGATCGACGAGGATCTGGTCAACCACTGCGGTGGGCAGCAGGTTGTTGCTGCATGTGAGGGTGGTTAGCGCGGTGTTCGTGCTCACGTCCAATGCTGTAAGCTGGTTGGTGCCACATGACAGGGTGATCAGCGCAGTGTTTTCGCTCACGCCCAAAGCTGTCAGCTGGTTGGTTCCGCATGTGAGATTGGTCAGCGCAGTGTTCGTGCTCACGTCCAGAGTGGTCAGCTGGTTGGTGTTGCAGTCGAGAATGGTCAGAGCGGTGTTTGCACTCACATCCAACTCGGTCAGCTGGTTGCCGTAGCAAAGCAGGTATGTCAGAGCGGTGGTGCTTGCCACATCAATAACGGTCACCTCGTTGGAGTTGGTGGTTAGGCGTGTTATGTCCCCACTCCGCACGCTGCCACCGCTAGCCACGGAAATGACTGCATATGCTCGCTGGCCAACATTCGCTTGGGGGAGTGCGAGGGAAATGTCCGAGGTGGAACTGCCAGTGCCGACTTGGGTGAGAAGGACTCCACGATGGTCAATAACCCTTGCGTAGCCGGTAGTTGTCCTGACGGTGAACGTCCCCGCCACGACTTTCGTGGTCGCGAAGTATAAAATCCCCGCAAGGTTGCTATTGACTGGCCATACCGTTTTCAGTGAGGCGATCAAACGTCGTCCCTGTGCCGAGGTGATCTCGTAGTCGGTCGGGATTTCACTCGTCAGCGCGATCGTGCCGGATGCGTTCGGAAGGGTGAAGGTCTGTGTGCTAGTCAGGCCGGACGGAGGATTAACTTGAGCGTGGAAAGAGTTGCCACTTTGATTTAATTGCACACTAGCCGCCCTAATGCCGCCAGCAACATCCAGCTTCTCGGTTGGCGTAGCCGTCCCGATGCCGACATTGCCACCACCACTAGCAATGTAAACTGGTTGGTTGCTTGTACTATTTATAAATAATGGATTGATTGATTCAATACCATTTCCCGTTTCACCAGCCGCTATCCTTAAATCATAATCGTCGGAGTTTGGGGTCTTAAGGTCAATGTAAACATTTCCAGCTCCACCAACCTCAATGCTGCTATCTCCAGATGGGTTGTTTATGCGTAGATTGGATGCCTTAATGTAGCCAGCAACATCCAGCTTCTCGGTTGGCGTAGCCGTCCCGATGCCGACATTCCCGTTTGCATCAATAACAAACGGAGTGCTGTCTGGATTTGTGCTGTCCTCAACCACCAGTGCATTACCGCTTCCAGTTTGCGTAATACGAAGAGCATCGGAGGAACTGTTAGCGACAATCGCGCCGCCAGCGAGCGGCAGTTTGTCGGCACTGCCGCCGCCGTCTTCGCCTTTTGCGGCCAAAAGATCCCAGTATGGACTGCCGTCAGCGGGCGTGTCTCCGAGATTGCCGCCGTGAGAGTCGGTGCGGTAGAATGTTTCTCCGTCGTACGTAGCGACATCCCCAATGGCATACGAAGCACCGCCGCTATACTCGCCCGTATAGTTCCAAAGCGCGTCGTCTCCGGCTGCTCCGGTTGATCCCGTGGCTCCTGTGGGGCCAGTGGCTCCCGCGGCTCCGGTGGGGCCCGCAGGGCCAGTGGCTCCATCGGCTCCCGCTGGCCCGCGCCAGCCGCTGGCCAGCGTGTATTCTGTCGAGGCGGCGTTCGTAGTTAGCGAGCATTCGGTGATCGACGCTGTATTCGTCGTGAGCGTGATGCTGGTGGCCATGGTCAGGCGTGCGGGTCGATGGTGATTTGTTGCGTGCCGGATAGCAGGTCTTTGTCTACGACGGAGTCTGCGTCGGTGGTCTCGATGGCCCAGGTGTAGTAACCGGCGGGCAGCGATAGCGCGCTGGGCGCGACGGTGAAGCTCCAAGCGTATGCCGTGGCCACCTCAATCGTGATGCCCGAGACGTCGCTGTCGAGCGTCTGCGCGACCGTGCCTGCTGAGTTGCGCCAACTCATCCTGACCCTGGTGAGCGCGGCCGCATAGGCGGTGTCGTCTGACGAGGTGATCGCGAACGTTAAGCCGCCCCAGGTTTCTCCCGAGGCGACTGGTTCAAGCGTGATATTTTTGAGTTGGCAGGCCATAGCTTAGGCTCCGGCAAGCGTGATGGTCACGAAGCAGCTTTCATCGCCGGTTGCGCTCGGCTCGACGGTGATGTCATTAATCGGTAACAAGCCCGTGGTTCCAGCGACCTGGAGGATGTCGCCGCGGGTGAGCGGGTAGTCTGTCAGGACCGTGCTTTGCGTGAGGAGCGCGTTGGCTACGGAGGTGGATGCGTTTTTGATGTAGACGGCATCGACGCTGAGGAGACCGCCGGTGGCTTCGCCCTCGAAGTCGTTGCCATCGAGATCCGGGACATACGCGCCCGCTGTTGCGACACCAGCCGTAGTGTTTGCGGAGGTGTTGGCGGTGGTGATCCCGGTGCAGGTGCCGTTATCCAACGAGATATTGAGGGTTGCGTCGGTGGCTGGATAGACCGGAACGCTGGTGCCGTTGAGCGTGTAGGTCGAGGTGGCTTTCCGGGTGAGGGAGATCGCGGTGGCTGATCCGCCAACCGTGAAACGTGCGGCAATCACGGCGTTTGCGTTCAGCGCCGTACGGACCTTTGCAGCCCAAAGCGTGGCGAAATCGCTATTGGCAAGTGCGACTGATAGGGCAATTGGAGACCCGCTCATGCCTGCGGAGGTTACAACAACGGAAGCATTACCCGCCCCTGATCCTCCGATGGTCCCGGCAGCCGTAGCAGTTTCGACTTGGGCCGTGCCTGCCGTCCATGCGGTGCTGCCGGTGTTGTCGAGGTCGGAGATGTCGATGACGAGGTCCGATGTCGAGCCGACGATGATGGCGTCGAAGCTGACCTGTTTCGTGTTGGTTAGGCTGACGGTCTCGTTGCTGGCTCCGATTTGCACGGTGCCGCTGGTGCCGGATTTGGTCGGAGTGGTTCGGGCGTTGAGTCCGAAGGTGGCGCGGGGATTGGTGAGGGTCATGGTGAGTTCCTAGGTTCACCCCTGACGGATTGTCAAAGCGGCGGGTTTTCCGCAGAGTCGCAGCAGCCGGAGACTTTGCGGACGCCCGGCGGGTGGGTCTTTTCCCGGCTGGCGAAGAGCGCCTCTGCAAACTCCGCGTTGTTGTTGCCCTGGGACACGCACGCGATGCAGTTCATGGTATGCGGGCTGCCGCCATAAAGCCCGATGGCGCAGCTGTCAGACTCGAAATGTTCGCAGGGCGGGCGGGTCATGGGAGCGGGGTGAGTGAGACGTATGCCACGTAGTCAGGATAAGGTCGAACAGTGAATACATCGGCATCCCAGTAAGAGCCAGCTGGCTCGGCGCGGCCGTCGGGGCGGACGCCAAGGCCGATTGCGCTGATTCCATAAACGGGGTCGGTCATGACCCATTCCCCGGCCCCAATATCATAAGCCAAAGTGAACGTGCCGCCTGGGCCTGTGCCTGTAAATCCCGCGCCGACTGTCCCGGTCATCTCAAAGTATGAGACGACGCTGCTAGGATGGATCAAGTAATACTCGATGTGCTCGACGTAAAGAGTCGTCCCGCAGCACGTGCAGCTCGGCAGCCCGCCCTTCGTGATGATCTTGCCTTCGGCTGTGAGTTTGATCGTCGGCATACTAGACGCACTCCTCGGTTGCTGTCCATGATGGCACAGTGCCGTTGTGAGTCAGGACAAAGACTCCGCTGCCGCTTGGCGCGGCCAGTGATACCCACTCAGCGCCGTCGTAATACATGATGTCGCCGGATGCAGGGTTTTCAGGGAACGGCTCAGCGTAGATGCTGCGGTTGGTGTGTCCATTGTCGCCTGTTCCAGAAATCTCCTTGATGCCATTGCGAATGCTTTGATCGGTAAACGATGGGACTTCGACAGCAGCATAAACAAAGTCACGCATCAAGTCGCGGGCGCTGATGCGATACGGGTACCCAGCACCCCCGGGAGCGGGCGCAACTTTAACCTTCTCTTCAAAATTTACAGGCAGCGCCATAGATTAAATCGTCGTTAGTTCCTGCGTGTTGCCTCGTTTGGTCAGCACGTCAATCTCGACGAATGATCCAAAGTTTTGTTGGCTGACAATCGAGAAGATCGGGTCTTCAATGTAAACCCTCCAGGTGTCTGATGGTGTTACGCCGTCGACAGTAAACGTGATGATGTATTCTCTGAGGATAAGACGTCCAAAAGTTCCGTCTTGCAGAGTCCGAAACCTGTCTATTTTTATGCCGGCAACAGTAGAAAGAACCGTCCTGTCGGTGCCATAATAAACAGCATCAAACGGCAGCAGGAGTGATGGGTCGAGATTAAGATCATCGTATTCGAGGTTAGTGCGATACGGGATTGCGATCTTCCCCTTGATTTCCCACAATGATACGGTGGACAAAAACGCCCGGTTAAAACTCGGTGTTACGTTAGTCTTGACCAGCTCGATGTTAACCAGCTGGTCCGTGGTCCGGCCATAGGCTGAGACCATGAACTCGGTGAAGCCGTCGCCGCGCTCGATCTCCTGCGGTGCCGGGTAGATCTTGAGGCCGTCGATGGCCGGTGCGTTGTTGCCGTCCGGCATGTCATTGCCGATTGCGAGCGTGGCGCGGTGGGTGGCGGCGGTCGCGGTGGTGCAGACGTATTTCTGATCGACCCGGCAAAGCCCGCTCGGGAATGTGGCGACGGTGCGGCCGGGGGTGGCGATGAGCGCGCCTGCGGTTTTCTCGTAAATGGTGGCCATGGTTTTGTTAAGTTAGGCTCCGAGCGCGGTGGTGGGGAGCTTCGGTTCGATCTTCTCTACGAGGACGCGGATCGCCTCCACTACATCGTGCAGGGTTTTCCCGGCGGGTTTAACCTCGCCGTCCGCATCCTTGTTGGCCTTGCCACGCTGGCCGTCTGGCAGCTCCTCCTTGCGTTTGCCGATGCGGTCTTGCAGTTCCTTTTTGAGATCCTTGTTGCTCTTGCCGAATGTGTCGACTCCGGCTTCTTTCGCCATGTCACGGACGGACTTCGCAAAAGGACCCTTGCCGCCGAAGGCTTCGTCGATCGCTGCGTCCTGTTGCTTGCCCTCAAGTTTCTTGGCTATGCGTTCCGCCTTTCTGAAATTACCTCCCGCAATGGCGTCACCCGCCGCTTTTTCAAGCTTGCCGCCCTTGTCCACTGCGTCCTTGCCAGCGGCTTCCTTGATGCGCTTGATGATCTCCTCGGACAGGCTGAGTGTTTCCTTGACGGTCTTCGCCGCCTTCTCCATCGCGCCCGCGCCCTCCTTCATGTGGTCCTTCATGTTCCACGTTAGCTGCGGGATCTTCTCGATCTCGCTAGTCATGTTCCATGTCAGGCCAGCAGCGGTCTTGTTGATCTCCCCGGCGAGGCGGTTAACCTCCTTCATGTCCTCCTGGACATTGATGAGCGGGGCAGTCGATTCGTATGCGGATTTGAATGACTCGGGGAAGGCTTTGCCCGCTTCTTCAAGGTCACGCTGGATGTAACCGTCGCTGAAAAGCTTGCCTAGCAAATCCTTCGATTGAGTGATTCCGTTTTCAACGACCTTGATGTTGCTCTTGATGTTTTCTGCGGCGTCGCCAAACAAACGGGGGAATGTGCTAGCAAGTCCGAGAGCGGCGTTCAGGATGCCCGTCTCGATCTTGCCGACGAGCAAGTCGATCCCCAAGGATGCAGCTAGAAAGATGGCGCTATCTGGACCGAATACCTTTACCATGAAATCCTTGGAAGCGGAAAACGCGGCAACCAAGTTCTGATAAATCTCGTTTGCCGTCTGCTTCGCCTGGAGCTTGATCGACGCCCATGCCATCTCCCACGCCAGTGAGAACTCGCCGACCTTCATCGCGCCGAGTGCTGCGGTGAAGCCGTCCATTGCTGCGGTGCCGCCGATGAATGCTTGCGCCAGTCGTTTGCCGAATCCGGCCATGTCGATTCCCGCCAGCCCGGTGGTGATAGTCTCCAGCATCGGGGTCATTTCGCCCAGCACGCCGGCGGCAAACTCCTTGAACTTGCCTCCGATGACCGTGATCTTGTCGCTGATCGTGTCGAAAACTCGGGCGCTCTTGTCCATGACGTCGGGCATGGTTCCAAGCTCGCCCTTCGCGTTCGCAATCGCCCCGTCGAAATCTTGCAGGAATGCCAGGGTGCGGCCACCGGACTTGCCGAAAAACTCCATGGACGCGGCGGCACGCTCTGCCGGTGTCGGTAGCGCGGAGATCGCGGCAGCAATCATTTTGAGTTGCTCGGTCGGCGACTTGGTGGCCATCTCCGACCAACTCAGGCCGAGGTTGCTGAACTTGTCCCGCGCCTCGTCAGACCCTTGTGATGCTTCCACAAGCGCCTTCTGCATTTTGTTGAGCGATGTCCCGACCTTGTCCGCGCCGACGCCGCTGTTATCGAATGCTCGTTGCAGGACTAGCAGGTTACCGGAGGTCTCGCCGGTTTGATCCGAGAGGTCGGACAACTCACCGCCGAGGTCGAGCGCGTCCTTGAACGCGCCGAAGGTGCCAGTGACTGCCGCCGCCGCCATCTTGATCGCGCCAAATCCCAGCGCGAGCGCGGCCCCGGCCTTTGCCATACTGGCAAAGCTGGCGTTGACGCTGCTGCTGGTTTTCGCGACGGTGGTGTCGAGACTCTTGGTGCTGTCCTTTACCTTGTTGACGGTGGACGTGAAGCCCGCGTCAGTCGCGCCGAATTTTACATTGATACCGCTCATCGTTTTATCAGGTTTTTAAATGCCTCGTCAATTACGGTGGCGGAGTCAAAACATGAGCCGCCGCTGGTCCACATGCGGTTGATTCCTTTCGAGAACAAATCCGCGTCGATGACCTGCAAGCCTGCGGCGATGGGTAGCTCCTCCATAATCTCGCGGAAGGCCCAGCCGGTGATGCTTGCGATATGGTGGACATACGAAGCCAGCCAGCTGGGCGTTGCTAGTTTTTTGAGGCTGGGATTCCGGGATCGGATTTGTGCGAGGCGGTGGTGTTGGCGACCAGATACAGGTCCATGGCTTCGCTCATCTCGGCAGACAAGGGCTCAAGCTCGTTGTGATAGGTGATGTGCTTTTCAAGCCACTGGTCCACGGCATCGAGGAAGGACTGCCGGTTGTTGACCACTGCCCGGATTTCTTCCTTCGGCTCGGTGTGCAGGAATGCATAAGCAGCGGTCTTCTGCATCATGTCGCCGCCGTCGTCCTCGAAGACCCGGTTGCGTTGCAGCCAGGAGAGCGAGAGCGCGGTCATCGGTCGCAGCACGAACTTTGATTTACGCTTCGGGCCTGCGGTCATGCCAGCTTCACGCATGGCTTCATCATCTGTCATTAGATCTGTGTCTTGCATTTGTTTTTGTGGTTAGAGCATCGCGGCGACCTGCCGCTTGGTTTCCTCGCTGGCGGTCTCGGCGATCAGTGCCTTGCGCGAGCCGTTGGAGATCTCGACCATCCGTGGGGAGGTCTTGACGATCTCGACCAGCGTGGTGCGGTTCATGAGCGCGCCGCGCATCCACAGGACGGGGCTTTCCTTGTCCTTCGCCAGCATGTCCTCGTGGCCCTTGGTGGCGTAGTAGGCGACCTCTCCGGCCTTGAGCGGACACTCGGGAGACTGCGCCTCGAACCAGAACTCCTTGGACTCCCGGCCGTCGGCGCGGATGATGTGGGTGAAGGTGACGAATTTGAATCCGTAGGTCATCAAAATCGACGCCACTGACAGATTCATCGTGTGATACAGCTCTTGCTTTTGGTTCATTTTTTATGGGCGGCAGACGGTCCCGGTCTGCCAGCGGGTGGTGATGGGTTAGGCCTGCTCGGTCATCGTGCTGGCATACTGCGTGGCACTGACGGAGAGCTTGCGGAACTCGCCCTGGGCGGTGCTTTCGTTGTAGCTATCGACAATGACGGTGCCGCCCGTGAGGCCGCCCGTGGTCGTGTCGTTGGTGAGCGTGAGGAGTGCCGCGACGTCCATGGTCACGGCTCCGTTGACGAAGCCCTCAAGCGAGATAGAGGCGGTCAGGCCGGAATGCGCGACGGCGACCACGTCGTTGACTGCATCGCGCACTTCAGTCTTCACGGATTGCACGTTGCGGGAGAATGAGGTCAGGATGATCCCGGTCTCGTTAGTGATGCCGTATTGAAGATCTGCGGCTGCGGCGGAAGTGTAGATAGTTGCTGCCATGAGGGTGAGTGTTCACCCGTCGCGGCGTGTCAAATCCGGCCGAAGGTGCAGGCGGCGGTGAAGGTCACTTCAAGCAGTGCTTCGTCCCAGTTCTGGGAGCTGCCGTTATAGGTCCATTCCCAGAAAATGACGTCAGACTGGTTGAGCGCGGCGACCATCGCGGACTGGTCGAAGAACAGGCTTTCGATCTGGTCGATCCACGCTGCGATGTCCGCCTCCGGCTCGTCGCCGGTGTGCGCCCGCAGCGTGATAGTGACCTCGGCGGTGGAGACCATGTGGAGCGCGGCGGAGTGGGCGGTGCTGCCTTGGATGTCCACCACCAGGCAGGGCAGGGAGAATGTTTCGCGGGCGGTGGCGTCGGCCACCATGATCGAGTCCGCCGGTGAGTTTTCTGTCAGGTAGGAAACGAGGGTGTCCTTGATGCGTTGGGTGGTGGTCATAGTGTCCGGTTGGCCTTTTCGATTTCCTTGTCGATGATCTTCTGGATGCGGTTGAAGCCGTTCTTCAGACCGTTCGCCAGTGACTTGGCGACGGTGGCGGCGGGGAGAATCCGGCCCATGTAAGGGGTGCGGTTTTCAAGCGTTACCTGATAGCCCAGCCCCTGGCCCGTCTTGCTCGCGCTGCCGAAACCGCCTGATGCGTGGCGGCCGATCCAGTCGGCAATGCCTGAGAGTTTCGGTCCGCCGATGGCATTGGCCGCCTCGACCCACGCACCCTTGGCACGGCCTGCTTTTGCCTGCGCCTTTCGCTTGTAGCTGTCGCGCTCAGTGCCGGGAATTAGATCGAGCCACGGCTTGCCCTTCTCTTTGCGAAATAACCGATGTGGAACGGTGCCCTTGCGGGAGCCGTTGCGCGCGGAATAGTGTGCGGCCTTCATGTCGGTGGTCGCCGGGAATGCACCCATGTTCACGCCGAACCAGACGCGGTCCACCTGGTGGCCAATGGACTTTTTGAACTTCTCCCCCTTGTCGGATTTCAGGCCGTAGGGTTGCACTTGTTCCGCGAGCTTGCGGGCGACGGATCGGGCGATGTCATTGATGCCGTCCTCGACGGTCTTGCCCGTTAGCTTGGAGAACTCCTGAAGGGTGTCCTCCATGATTTTTCGAGTTGCCCTGTCGATTTGAACGCTCGCTTGCACACCTTGGGCCGGGAGTCAAAAGCGGGTGGAAACCCGGGGTGAGTTTGGAATTGCGACCACGGCCTGCGCGGGGTAGGTTTTCCCCAGACATGAAACCGACCCTGCTCCGCGACTATCAAGGCCACCCCTGTGAGGGGTTCCTGATGTCCGAGAAATTGGACGGGTGGAGGATGATGTGGACGGGTGCCGAATTCATCTCCCGCGAGGGCAATGTCTTCGCCGCTCCCGAGTGGTTCAAAAAAGGGATGCCCTCGGTTGCGCTCGACGGCGAGCTGTTCGCCGGCCGGGGCGAGTTCAACACGATCCAAGCCCGGATCTCGGCAGGCTGGCGCGGGTTGACATTCCAGGTGTTCGACGCGCCGGAAATGGTCACGCCGTTCAAGGCTCGTTACAAATTCCTGCAATACGTCAATTTGCCCGCTCACGCCTCGCTGGTGCGCCAGGAGCGGTGCCGCGATACAAAGCACCTGATCGATGCTGCCGACGCTATCGTTGCCGCTGGCGGCGAGGGAATGGTGGTCCGCGATCCGCGGGCGATGTATCAGGCAGGCAGAACCCACGACGTGCTCCGCTGGGTGCCGCAGTGCCCGACGATCAACCGTCGGAAATCAGCGGCTGTCGCTTGACTCGGTGAGTGTGAAATGGATGGCGACCGGGCCGGTGACCACCTCGGCCACCCGATAGGAAATCCCGTCCACGGTGCAGCGTTTTTGGAGCATGCCGCGTGGGTTGGAGACGTGGCGCGGCTGCGCGGTGGCATTGGCGCTGATGTCGCTTTCCATGCCGCCCAGCGCGCCCTCGTAGCTCTTGCGCTCGGAGTCCATCACGACGTCGAATGTCTGGCCGTTGCAGACCATGACAGAGGTGCCGAAGTCGGCGTCGATCTCGTCGTTACCAGCTAGGAGGAAGTCGTCAATCAGGCTCATGCCATGAGCTGGGAGTCAAAAAAACCGCCGCCCCGGTTCCCCAGAGCGGCGGCTGACATGAATCCAACCAGAGAGAGTTAGGCGTTAGCGGTTTTCTTTGCCGGGGTTTTCACCTCGGGCTTGATTTTGAAACCTCTGCGGCGGGTGCGTCCGACCGTGGATTCGAGGACTTCGAGGAGTTCGTAACCTTCGCCGGCGGAGCCTTTGAAGAGTTTGCGGACTTCCAGTGTCCCACCGTCGGCAATCATTGTGCGCTTGCCGTTTTTGGTGCCGATCAATACTGCGTATGCTGCCATGTTTTTGAGGAGGAAAGCCGGGAGGTTTCACCCTCCCGGCTGGTTAGGTTAGACGGAAACGATGCGCTTGAGTCCAGCGGCGAGGCCGGTCTCGAAACCATAGACGGATTCCATGACAACGCGGCGGTTGCCGAAGTCTTCGGAATACCAATCGCGGAGGCCGAGGGTGATGCCACCGTCACCGACCACGCGCTCGGCGCGGTCGTATTTGTTACCTGCTTGTGGTGCCAAGTAACGGAAGGCGGCAGCGAGGCCCGATCCATCGGTGATGAAGCCGGTGAGGTTTTCACCGTTGGCCGGGATGTAGTTGGACATGATGATCTTGAAGCCGTGCAGCATCGGGATGTTGCCGCTTTGGATCGCGTTGTAGCCGTAGCCGCTGGAATCCTTGATCTCCGCCACCTTGCGGAGCGAGGCGATGTAGTCCGGGGAGAGCACCAGGTAGCGGTTGTCTGCTGCCCAGTCGGCTTCGTCAGCGACGTTGGCGAGGTCTGCGACATCGTCTTCGTCAAAGTTGGCGGCGGTGGAGGTAAGGCCAGCAGTGCCGAAGTTGGCGGCGGTGATTTTTCCAAGGATCGCCTGGAAGATCGTCTTGGCGAGCAGGTTGCCCTTGCGGACGCCGTAGCGTTCGAGGAGGAGCGCGGAGCTGTTGGCGACCTCGATGTCATCGGCACCCATGCTCACATATTTGTGGTTGTTGAGCACGATTTCCACGGCATCGGAGTCGATGTCTTGGATGGTGTATGCACCACCGACAGACTTGTCGGCAGCGGCGTCGAGGGTGGAGGCGAGGCGAGGAACGGAAACCCGGTCCCCTTTTTGGTTCGCGCTGTCCGAGAAATCGGTGGTGAACGCGGCGAGTGGTGCGATGCCGGCGGTAAAGCCGTTGATGACGCCACGCGAGATGATGTCGTCTTGAATTCCAGTGGTGGAGTTAGCCATGATGTGAGGTAGTTAGTAGATTAGTTGATGGAGAGTTATCGGGCAGCGAGCATCGCCGCCTTGTTGTCGTCCCAGAACTTGGCGGCTGCGCGGGGGTCGCTTTGCTTCAGTTCGCTGTATTGGGCGTAAAGGGTCTTGCCGGATTCGCCGGTGTCGCCGGTGAGTTGCACCGGAGCGGGATGGCCTTGGGCGGCGAGGATCTCGGAGGCCTTGGCGGCGACTTTTTCCTCGGTGACTTCCGCGGCGGCGGTCAGCTCGCTGAGGGCCTGCGCGTTTTCAGCGGCGAAGGCTTGGGCGGCGTCGAGCTTGGCCTGCGCTTCTGAGAGGTCGGCTTGGAGCTGGGCGTTGACCTCTGCCAGGGGGGCGAGTTCCTCGATGCGGGCCTGGGCGGTGCCGAGGTCGGCGCGGAGGGTTTCGGACTCGGCAAGCGAGGCTTCGAGTTGTGCGACCTGGTCGTTGCCGGGGAAGAGTTTTGAGAGAATGCTCATGTTGCCATTTTCGGCGGTGTCAAATTCGGCCTTGGCTTTCCCGTCCTTGAGGACGACATGAACGAATCCGTTTTCCTCGGCTTGGTCCGCGGTCATCCATGTTTCCGCAAACATCAGATTGCGGATCTTCTTCTCATCGCCGCCAGTGCGGTCGGCATAGATGCCGGCGATCTCGGAGCTGATGCCTTCCAGCAGGTCGGCGGTTTTTCGGAAGGCGCGGGCGTCTCCCATGGCGATGGTGCTGGCTTCGTGGATCATGATGCGCGAGCCGTGGGTCATCTGCCGCTTGTCGCCGGCCATCAAGATCACGCTGCCCATCGAGGCGGCGATGCCGTTGACGGTGGTGGTGACCTCGACGCCGCGGGCGGAGATGCCGCGCAGCGCGGAGTAAATCCGCTGGCCCTCGAAGACGCTGCCGCCTGGGGAGTTGATTTCCACCTCGACGCTTTCCAACGCGTCGTCGGCTTTGCAGACTGCCTCGCCGATCACCATTTTTGCGGCGACGGCGGACGGGCCGTAGAGCGCGTCGAGCTCTTCGATGAGTTTGTCGGCGGAGTCCTTGTGGACGCCGTCGTTGAGCCGGAGCTTGCCGGCGCGGTTTTCAATTTGGAGGAGTTTCATTCGGATCGGTGGGTGAGGGGGTGGAGGGTTCGTTAGGGGTCATCATGGCGAGTTCGCGCTGGTCGATGGTGATGCCGTATTTCTCGCCGACCTCGATGGCGATGGTCTGGCGCAGGGCGGCCTCTTCCGCTTTCTGGCGGATGACGTCCTTGTATTCCTTGCCCATCGCGGCGGTGATGTCGGAGGCGGATTTGAAGCCGAGCTTGTAGGCGCTCTCCAGTTCCTTCATCACGCGACCGTCGTCGATGGTGAGCTTGGGCGGGGTGGAGAATTCCCACTTCCACCAGTCGTTGGACTGCGGGAGGTCGCCGCGCTTCTGGGCCTTGGCGACGGCGTAGGAAATGATGCGCTTGGCGGCGTAGAACAGCAGGTCCTGGCGGTCCTCGATGGAGCGCTGCGCCATGGCGATCTCGGTGCGCTGGGCAGTGCCGCCGCCGACGCCGTGGCCGTTGTAGAAAGCATACGGCCAATTCAGACCAGCATAGGCGGACTTGAGCAGGCGGTCGTGGAACTCCAAGAACGGGTTGCCGGGGCGGTTGTTGACGAGCGTCTCGATCTTGCCGCCGCTGTTGGATTTGAAATAGCGGACAGTGCCGCCGTCCAATGACTCGACGGTCATGCCCTTGTCGCCGGCGGCGTTGCCGACGAGCTGGCCGAAATTGTCATCTGGATCCGGGCCGCCGCTCTCGTTGTATTCGATGAGGGAAATGGAACTCATCTGCATCATGGCGAGGCGCTCCCACTCGGTGGACTGGATGATGTCGCGGCAGTCGTTGATGCAGTGGGTGAGGGCGGTTAGCCCGCGGCCTTGATACTGCCACTCGGGGTCGAACAGGTGGATGACGTTGGACGCCGGCAGCCACTCGGAGAGCTTGCCGTCCTTGTCGAGAAACGCGTATTCCTTCGCCTCGCCTGACGGGTAGTAGATGATGCCGTCGCTCAAGGTGCCGTCGCGCTGCGGGCCGTCGCTGAGTCCCTGCGGGTTGCCGATGCGGTGGCTTGGAATCCCTTGGTATTGCGGGAAGCCGGTCTTGGTTTCTGTCAGCAGGATGAAGATTTCGCCATCCACGTCGATGGAGGACGACCAGCCGAAGAGGTTGGTTTTGAAGTCGTGCATCCCGCCGCGGGTGTCGCCGATGGGATAGAAATTTCCGGTGAGCCAGGCGGCAGCCGCGGTGCCGAACTCGGAGTCTTCGCCCGCGAACTGCGGCACGAATGCGCGGCCGACGGCATACATGCTGCGCTGGTTGACGGCGTTCTTGATCGGCCCGAAATTGAGATAGATGCGGCGGGCGTGGCTTTGAAGCGTCACCCGATCACGCGCCGGGACGAGCTGCGAGATGTCCTTTTTCTCGATGGGTTCCCACGGCCGATGACGGTTGTCGTTCGCTGCGCGGGCGGCCTTGTAGGAAATCGTTTTGCCGTATTGATCGAGAATGGCCATTGCCTAATCCCGGCGTGTCAAAACCTGCCCAGCGAGCGGGACTGCATCGGGACATAGCCGAGGTCGATCCACTCCATGGCGCGGCCGAACGCGGTGAGGGTGTCGGGGATGGATAGGCCCATGGTCTTGCCCATGCTCACGCCGTTCTTGGTAGCCTGCGTGACTGTCGCCAGCCCGCCCGGCTCCATGCTCTGGAGGATCAGGGCGCGGTGGTTGGTGCGGAGCTTGTTGGAGATCGTCGGGTCACACAGTCCCGCCCTCGCCCACTCCCGAGCCACCTGCAATGTTTTCGCGTCCATTCATGGACGGCGGGGTGTCAAACATCGAAGCCGGGGATGAGTTTGAGCATCAGCGCGGCGACGACCTGCATCGCCTCGACGTCGAAGGCGTGGTTGTTATTGCGGATCCGCACCCACCGGAACTCGGCCTGCTTGGTCTTGGAATTGACCATCTCGCGCTTGACCTCGCTGTCGATCTGTTTGAGCCAGTCCTGACTAACGTCGTCAGGGATGTGCCACGCCGCCGCTTGGCCGGTCCGGTGCGCGTGCACGATGTCCTTGATCCGGTCGGACGCCCAGTGCGCGTAGCGGGCGCGGCCGACGCCGGGCGCCGCAGCATCCTGGAATCGCGTAAAGGCGCGGTGGACGACGTCGCCGTTCTGCTTTTTGAAGGCGAAGGATTTCTGGCCGGAGCCGTGAAGCGCGGTCCAGTCCATGCGGGCGCAGGCGGAATAGACTTGGTCGGTGTCATACTGGGCGTCGATGAAGACGAGCTTGGGCGCGATGCCGTAGCGCAGCGCGAGATCATGCACGCCGTCGAAGGTCTCGACGCGGCCATACCAGAGCAGCATCGACTCGCCGTTAGCCCGCCAGGCGCGGATGCCAGCCCAGAAGTGGTCGCGCTGTTTGTCCACCACCAGGAACCGCTGCGCCTCGTCCTCGATCTTCTGCTTCTCGGCATACTCGCTGACTAGGTAGCCGTTGCCTATGAGCGCGGTCCGGTTGTCGGTGAGGTCTTCTTCCCATGGCTCGGCTAACCGTTTCTGTATGAACTGCCGGAGCGGGTCGAGGTTGCCGACACGTTGCGCCGCCTTGGCTTCGAGCCATAGCAGGACGATCTCCCACAGCGGCTTGCGCCAGTTGCAAAGGACGTTGTAGTGAAATCCGACGTGGCCGGGTAGTCCCTCGGCGGCCGGCACGTAGCAGGCAGCCTCGGCGAGCGCGCGCCGCGGTTGGGGTGAGTCGGCGCAGGTCCAGTCACAATCAGCGTTGTCGCACTTGAGGTGCGCGGCCTGCGCTCGGGCTAACGTGTCCAGCGTCTCGTCGCTGGGATAGACGACGTTGCACCATTTCCAAGGTTGGAGGGTGCCGCACTTCGGGCAGGGAAAGCTGAACTCGCGGCGGTCGGTGTGCTGCCATGCTTTGTCCAGCTCGTCGCCCTTCGATCCGGCTTGGGAGAGGATGAAGAACTGCCGGTTCCAGCGGTCATGTAACCGGCCGCGTGCTTCGTTGAGCATACCTGGGCGGTATTGCCAGGCCTCGTCGCAGAAGACGCGGCGCATGGATTTCGACTGCAAGCCGGAGAGGTTCGCGCCGGTCAGGAAGAGGCTCATCGATGGAAAGAGGATTTCCATCTTCCTCTTTTTGTGCCGGTCCCTCGGTAGCAGCGCGGCGGTCTCAGGCGTGTTATGGATGGCGTAGTCCATCCGCGTCTCCGCCCAGTCCTTAAGGTCGTCGTCGGTCTGGCCGACTAGCAGGGTGGGGCCGGGGTCCTCGGCGATGATATAGCACAAGCCCGCCTCCATGAACGTGGTCTTGCCAGTGCCGATGGGCGCGAGGAAGACAGCCTCCTTGACCTCAGGATCTGCCAGGACTTCCAACGGCTCCCGTTGCCATGGCGCGTTGTCCACATGGAAGCGCGGCGTCAATCCGTCCATGATAGCCACGCGGTCGCTCGCCCATTGGCTCGGGGTGAGGGTGGAAGGAGGCCGGAAGTTGCGGAAAAACGACCGCTTAATCCTGCGGACCTTCTCCAAGTGCTGGGGCTTTGATGCGTTGTCCTTCGTCATAAATGGTCTGGATCACGATGGAGGTTTTCTCACTGATGATCCGTTTCATGCCGGCCGCGTCGAGGCCCTCAAGCATCGGCGGCAGGTCAGCTTCCAACCGCTTGATCGAGTTGCGGACCACGGCGGCGATCCCGTCCATGCCGTCCTCGATCTGCATCATCGAGCAGTAGCGTTCCTGCTCGACCTCCAAGGCATAGCCCGCCCGGAGTGCATCGATCTGCACCTTCAACGTTCGGGCGTCGTTATAGGTTCTAGCGGCTTTGACTTGTCGCACCAACTCTGCTAGCTCCTGGGCATCGCCGGTCACGCCGCTGCGCTCCATGTGGCTCGCGCCTTCGGTTTTGGATTTCTGCAAGAACTCGATGTATCCGCGCACGCTGCGCCACAGGTCGAACTGGTTGCGCTCGGTCTTGAAGATGATCCCATCCTTGGCAAGTTGGCCGATGCGTGCGCTCGTCAGATTGAACAGGCGGCAAAGCTGGGTGGTGTCGGCCTGCGCAACTTTGGGTGCGGGGGCGGCGGATTTCTTCGCGGGTGTTTTCTTGGCGCTCATGCGATTGAGTTGATGTATTGTTCAAACCTCTGGCCCGGCGCGGGTAGGAGGAGGAGGTCGGGGCGGAATAGGCTGGGGCTTCCGGCGATTGACGGCTCCCATGTGGCAAGTGCGGCCTCCTGCTGCTGTTTGATGATTCTGCCGGCGGAAATGTCCCGCACCACCCTGCGGAGCAGCTTCACCCCTAGCGGCGAAAGGTCGCGCGCCCAGAGGGAAAGCTCGTCGTCATCGGGGCGAATCAAGACGTGCTGCTGCGCGGCGATAGGCCCGCCGTCCACCGTTTCTGACAGCCAGTAAACCGAGCCGCCGGTCACCCGCTCACGCATGCGGATCGACCACCGGATCGCGTCGCGCCCCCGGTGCAGCGGCAGCAGGCTGGGGTGGTAGCCCACCGCTCCGAGCCGGGCTTTGAGGCGGGTGCGCTTGCCGATGAAGTCGTGGCTGTGCGCGGTGACGATCAGGTCGCACGCTGGGCAGGTTTCGCAGGTCAGCGTTCCCGCTTTGATGATTGGCGTGTCGGTGTTCGCTGCGGAGATCCAGAGCTTGTCCGGGTTCTCCGGCGTGATCGGGCAGACGCACGCGACGACCTCGTGGCCTTCTTCCCGTAGCATCTCGAACACGTCACGACCGAAACGCTTCTGCCCTGCAACAACGATTTTCAATTTCTCGCTCATGGTTTCGGAAGCGCTGGGCCGATGAACTTGAACCCCTGGACTGCGCGAAAGTGGCCGCCGTAGCCGATTGACGGCGCTGCCATACCCCCCCCGTGCAACCCGGCCCGGTAGGTTTTTTTTATGGACGCGGCGCTCTTTGCTTTATTGCCACCGTTCATCACGGCTGAAACTTGCCTCCAATCTTTCGACCGCTTGAGGAATTGGACAAGCTGCGGGTGTGACGTGTGAAAGTAGGTGGGGAACTCTTTACCCCGACGGCCGCCGCCCGCCTTGTGGAAGGCGCACACCCAGTTCAGAAACCGGGTGCCGACACCCGCCCCTTGCCACTCGGGCATCACGACAAGCCGGGTGGCGCGGAACCCTTTGATTTCAAACCTGGGCGTGACGGCGAGGTGCGCGACAAGCTCCCCGTCGACCAGCCCGACGAAGTATTCAGCCGCCACCGGGCGCGGCAGCTTCAGATAATAATGCGGCTCAAACATGGGCCAATAACTGGAGTTGACCTTCCTGATTTCCAGTTCGATTGCCGGGCGTTTCCATGGCCCGGCTCCGCTTTTTTTGTGAGCTGGCCCTTTCCTGTATCGTAAACCCAATCCGGCTCGATCCAGTCGAGGATGTCGTAGTGGCAGGAGAGTAGCACCACCTTCTTGCCGGGTAGCCTGCGCCACGTTTTTGCAAACGCGAGCGCGCCGATCTTAGCGATCTGCCTGTCGATCACCGAGGTAAACTCATCCACCACAAGCACGTCGGGCGGGTCGCATAGGCAACGGGCGAGGCCTGCGCGGAATTGCTGGCCGTTGCTTAGTGCCTTGAACGGGCGAAGCCATGCCGGAACGTCGCCAAGACCCACCGCAGCCAATGACCCGGTGACGGCGTTGAAGTCGCCGCCCGGCGCGATGGCGTCGACGATTGGCTGGTCTTCCGGCCACCCCTCGTAAAGGTCTGTGATGCCGCCGCCGAGCGTCCGCCCGATGCTGGACTTGCCGGTGCCGGACGGGCCGACGACCACGCCGATTTGCCAGTCCTCGTCGGCACCCGGAATATCGGCGTCGAGCGAGAATGTGTCTCCTCTCTCCGGGTTGAACAGGGACTTCACGCGGGCGGCCCGGTAGGAGTTGAAGTCGCGGCAGGAGTTTCGTATTTCGATTTTCATACGCAGACGACTTTGCAGGTTAGGCCCTCGGAGGTTAGGCGCTCGAAGATTTGCTGCTGGTGGCCCTCGTCTTTGCAAACGACGGTGACGGCATACTGGCTGTCGAAGTTTCCCTCGGCAGGCTCCTCGGGCTCCAACTCGTCAGGGTTCAAAGCTGCCTCGATTCCCTCCGCGTCGAAGCCAAGCAGGCCAAGATCGAAGTCCGCCTCCCGCAGGTCAGCGAGTTCCAGCCCGAGCATCTCCTCATCCCACCCGGCATTCAGCGCGAGCTTGTTGTCTGCGATGATGTAGGCTCGCTTCTGGGTGTCGGTCAGGTGCGCCAGGCGGATGCACGGGACGGATGCCAGCCCGAGCAAGCCCGCCGCCATCACCCGGCCATGGCCCGCGATGATGCCGTTGTCCGCGTCGATCAGGACAGGGTTGGTGAATCCAAATTCTCGGATACTCCCGGCGATCTGGGCCACCTGAGATTCAGAATGGCTGCGTGAATTTCGCGCATACGGGATGAGCGCGGTGGTTTTGATGGTCTCGATTTTCATGGTTGGTCGGCGGAAAGTAAAACGGTCGTTGGAAAATGGCTCATGGGGAAAAAAAGCGATGAGGCGGAACCCCGATCAAGCCCAGTTGCCGGGAGGGTAGGTAATAGGGCATTAATATTCAACGACTTACGCATAGAAGCAGGCTCATCTGTGGTTCTGTGATGGTGTCACTCTTCTCCATGTTCTTCTTGGCGTCGAGGGCGCGAAGGTTCGTCCAGTGCCAGCACTGTGCGCGTTGATTCTCATCCGTGTGATCGAATGACGCACAAGGCAGTATGTGGTCAACGTGCCATCGCGTGCCGTAGTTGTCCCATGTCATGCCGCGCTTAAATGTGGATTCAAGATGAGTCTTTAATTGGCTCGTTGTGCATCCGATCAGATTGCTACGAATAAAGGACCCTCCAGACTTTGCTGTCTTAATCAATAGCTTGAACCTTGTCCTCAGGTTGTCCACCGCCTTCTCTTCTGCACTCATGCTCATTCGGGAATTAGTCCATATCGAAGACCAGTCTGGATAAGTGGATTTGAAACCACGCGAAATAATGTCCCGATAACAGACTCTTTCGTAAATGGATTCGGCTGAATTGTAGTATTTTGTTGAAAGCCGATTAGATCTTTCGATGTTCCATATTGAACCCCAATCAAAGAAGCGCGGCTTATATTCATCCATCCACTCCTTCCCATTATCACCCCACCATTGCTTTTCGAAAGGATCAGCTCTGAAAGCACCATTTCTTTTTGCATGCTGAAACCAAGAATCAACACCTTTTGGTAACTGCGCCCTGATCCCCTCTTTCCTCCATGACCGTTGAATGATCCCCTTGGTCACGCCCAAAAGCCTTGATGCCACATTCATTCCAATCCCAACACTGGCGAGGCACCGTGAGCAATCAAAGCCAACCGGCCATGATTCAATTTTGCTCTGGTGCATGCATGGCTTAGAGCAATATTTCCCTACGGCTCCCCTTGTGACGGTGAAGGAATTTCCGCAGCCTTCGCATTTCGAGAATCTGCTGCCTTTCGGCTTCGGGCCTCTCTTGCTCTTTGCATATTGAGGCGTGAAGATTCCCTCTTCTTGTCCGAAGTCGAACGTCCGCCCTTCTGCGAAAACTCCTTGTGGTTCATAGGTCATAACAAGCGGTTATTGTCAAATCACGCATTGAGCCGCGCGCGGATCTCCTGCGCCTGCTTTTCCATCGGTTCCAGGAGTTCCAACGCTCGTTTGAGTTTGGCAGCATCCCACGTTGCGATCTGCGGTGCCATCTTGCGCGACCACAACGCGAACTGCTGAGTGATGCCCTCGATGGTCACGATGCCTTTGCTCTTGTCGGCCGGGTTTATGTCAGGCTTCGGCTCCGGTTGCGGCAGGCCGAGCGAGAGCTCCATCTGGATCTCGACCTCGGCGACGTAGTCCGCGCCCCACCGCTCGGCTGCCCACTCCCTGCTCTGCTTGACCCACATGCGGCTTGCTTTGCGGCACAGCATGGCAGTGCGGTGGATGTCTGCCCATTGATCTTGCGTGGCGTCAGCGGGGATTGTGACGCGATCCAGGGCAAACGTGGATGGATCGATGATGTTGGTTTGGTTGCTCATGTCTGATTTGTTTTTGGTTTGGAGAGAGGTGGGGGGGGTGTTTGGATCTGTGCCCTCAATGGGTATGGGGGGGGTGTTTCCGTCGCGCTTCGAGCACCGGGTTGGTTGCCTTGGCTGCGAATGTCTGGCGCGTCGCGTTGCGCTTGCGGAACTTGAGGCAGTCGAACGCCCCCGCCCCACCTGCCAGCACGTCGCGCCAACCGGTGACGTAGTGGGAGATTAGCGCCCTGGTGCAGCCGAGCTGGCGAGCGATCTCGGACTGGCTGTGGAATCCGTTGAGGGAGTCCAGCCCGAAAGCGATGGCCAGCGCGTGGACCTTGGCTTGCAGGTTGCTGCCTGAAATCAACGTGCCGATCACCGCGCCCAGGGTCTCCGCTTGTAGCCGTCGGGAGGCGGCATCGATGTCGAGGAGGATGGTGGCTGCCACCTTCAGACTCACGCCGTAGCGGTCCGCTGCGATCTCGACTGGCTTGTCGATCTCAGCCGCCATGTCTGGCGTGTAACTCCCGGTGGATTCGTAAAGCACGCTGAATCCGTTAACGCAATCAAATTGCATTTGCAAGTGAAATGCGATTTTCGAGGCAGATCGTGTAGGCGCTCAATGGCAGGTTCATTGGGGTCAGGTATCACCAGCTTGTCTATATACAAGCTGGTGAACCTATGAACCTGCGCCGGGTTCATGATTGGGTTCATTGGGTTCATCTGCTTTTGTAAGTCGCTGAAAACAAATGAAATTTTGGTTCATTCCAGTGAACCTTGCCGTGAACCTCCCGAGGTTCATTTCCTGTTATTTATTCGCTAGATTCGTGAACCTTGTTTTCACTGACTATTAGCGAGTTACGTTTCAGTCATTTTCCCCGTTTTCAGTGCTGGTCATGTAGTCACCGGCAGTCGTTTTGTAGATCAACCCCTCGGATTCGTAGGTGATCATCCTCCGTTTTGCCGTCGATTGGGAGATCCCAAGGCCGTCCTGAATCATGGATAATGCCTCACTGTATCGGAAAGATCGGCCGGTCTGCGGGAGGACTTTCTGAACCTCTTTCCGCGCCTTCTCCTCCTTCACGGTGTCCTTGATCTCGCCGGCGCGGGCGAGGAAGACGTGCATCTCGTCCGCTTCGGACCATCCGAAGCAGAATCCTTGTTCTTTCGGGATGTCGCGCTTCCGCATGTCCGAGCCGAAGATGGTCGAGATACTGGTCTCCGCGTCCTTCTCGACCTTGATGTTCGCAAACGCCTTCCGGTTCAACTCGGACCCAAGGTGGCCGCGGGTCTTGCCAGTCTCGGTGCCTGGGTTCTCGTGGAGCACACAGAAGATAGGGCAGTGGTATTCCTGAGCGAGTGCCATGCAAGTCCCGACGAGTTCAAGGGCTTCTGCCTCGTCGTTCGGGCTGGTGCAAAGGTCGGCTATGCCGTCGAGGATCACCGCATCGATCTTGCCTTTTAATGGCAGCTCGTGGGCCAGTGCCAGGCGCAGGATCTTGAGTCGCTGGGCGCGGTTGAACGGGATCAGCGGCAGCGAAATCAGCCGGGTCGATGCCTTGCCGGTGCCTGCGCGATGGACGCCTCGGCAGACCAGCGCGTGCCAGTCAGCTCGCGATTGCTCGGTGTCGATGTGGAGGATTGCGCCTGCGGACTCACCGTTCCACTCGATGCACAGCGTGTCACCGGAAAGCGTCCGGTTTCCACGTTGGGCCGCGCCGAGCACAGCGGAAATGACAGCCGATTTCCCTACCTTCGACTTCCCCTGGATCACCGTCAGGTTGCCCCGCGCCGCGATGGGGATCTCACCGATAGACATGCACGTCTCGTCCGGCGGTGGCGGGTCGTTTTCATTGAACTGGAGGGCATAGGCGCGGGCGAGCAGTTCGTCCGGCGTCTCCTTGTCGGATTCCATGTTCGCGGCCTTCCATGCCGGGTCTTGGAGCGGCTTGGCGAAGCACTGCTTGGCAGCGTCCGCCGCCTCGGTCGGTTGAAGCGCGCGGCGCAGGCTGCCGTCGTGGGATTGGAGAAACTCCGCTGCCTCCCGCTCATCCATTCCTCCTTGAATCCGGCACCACCATGCAGCCTCCATTAGCCAGGTGTGGATGCCTTCGCGTGGCGGTGGTGGGCAGGACATCCTCGGGGCGCGGATGACCAATCCTGACTTGGGAGCTTGCAAACTCCCAGATGGGAGGTCTTGGGAGGTTGGTGTTTCAGGTTGGAATGTCGCCGCCCGGTCGAGGTCGAGCCAAGCAGCCGGGTCGTGGGAGATGAACATCAGCCGCACCGGATCTTTACACGCCTCGTCAATCACCAGGTTGGACGAGCGGAAATGGTTCCTCGCGGAGGCAAAGCACGCCGCGTGCTCCTCCTTGGTCGAACAGGCCGGGATGCGGGCGATCCCCTTCACACCCTGCCCGGAGGGCGAGACGAACGCGCCGACGATACGCGGCTCGGCCCGCAGGATCTCCACGATCTCCTCGACCTCCCATCCGATGTTATCCACCGCGTCGAAATCGAGCTGGAGGAAACCGGAGTGAGTAAAGCGTCCCTCCTGGATCGCATTCGCCCGCTTGCCGTCGCAGGTGCCGGATATACTAACGGCCTGCAAGTCCTTCTTGGCGACAGCGTAGCCGTCGTCGTCGCCAGCGGCGAGCGTGCTGCGGAGCTTTGCGATCTTGGATGCGAACTCGTCGCTCTGGATCGCGTCGATCAGGTCTTGAAGCGTGGTGGTCGCGCACTCCTCGGGAGCGAGCGCGGACTTGTAAAAGCCGATGGCGGGTGATTCTGGGGTCATAGTGTTCATTGAGTTGGGCTTTTCCAAGGTGGTGCTTCTAGTGTCGTAATTGGCCCATCAGGTGCCGAGTGGATAAAATGGTCGAATACTGCTGATGTTGGCATCCTTCTCCTTCCAATACTACCTGGTTTCTGGGTGCTATTGTTCCAATCATTATGAATATATTTTTTTCCGATGGGGGTGTAATACGTTACCCATGTCCCAGTTATCTGGCAAAAAAACTCATCACCCTTTAATACTATATCTGATTCATCCAGCCACCGATATCCTTCCCCAGCATGAATAGGTGGCATTAAATATCTACGCGTTAAAAAAGAAACAGAGTCATCATCTTTGACCACTCTACCTTCCTTGTAATAATTAAGAAGCAGATGCATGTGACTTACCAAATCTCTAAAATCAGCTTGCCGTAAAAAAGACTTTGTGAGTTTCTTACATTCCTCAATCTCTTTGTGGCAAGTTTCGCAAACAGTCACCAAATCGGCGTTTTTAGCATCCCATGGTTCTTTTACATATTCCCAATGATGCACGTTTTGTGTGGTTGATGTGTCTCCACACTGAGTGCAAGTGAAGTTGTCGCGCTGCATGATTTCAAGGCGTTTGCGCTGCCATCTTGGATCTCTTAGTTTTTCTGTGTATGTAGTCATGGTGTTCATTTCAAATTGAGTTCGATGAGTGCTTCGATGTGAGGTGTTTTTGTCAGGTGCCATCGTCCGCAGTGTTTGCAGAGGTAGGAGTAAAGCGGATGGTCGCTCTTTCGTTCGATGTCGAGGATGCGGACCTCTGCGTGTAGTCGCGAAGGGAAACATTTCTTCTCGGTTTCATGGCAGAGCGGATTCACTGCGAGCCTCCTTCCATGCTGCTAGGGCTTCGTCGATGGGTTGCAGCCACTTGCAGTCGCAACATCCGCACTCTGGGTCAACCATTTGCCCGCCGTAGCCGTCGCGGTTTCGTTGCAGCAATGCGGCCAGCCTATCCCGCTGCTCGGTGACTTTGATGAGTTCTTCGATGATGCGTTTGCGGTCTTCCCTGCATTCGTGACACTGCATCGCAGCGTCTCGCTGGTCGGTCATAGTTGCAATCTGGTCAATACACTCGCGGTTAAGTTTCTCCTGAAAATCCAGTCGTTCAGCTAACTCGTCCAGCGCGTTCTCGGCCCTAGCGTTCGACCAAGGAATCATTCTTCCGTCAGATGTTATCAAGGAATGGCCCACGGTTTCCATTGTGTCGGAACGGTGGCATGGAATCATGCCGTCCTCCTCCTGCGGGTTAATTTGCCATCCCGAGTCGTGATAGACTTGGATTGCCCTTACTTGAGCGATGCTGGCTTTTGGCCAATATTCTTTGATGTCGTCGGTATTCATAATTCAAAAGAAATCGAACAAATCGGCGCATGCGGTGGCGATCCGTCACCCATTGAGCTTTCTGGATAACTGGTTGCCTCGATCACGGACATCCCGACCACCATCAGCCGGTGCTGGAACTCACGCACCACTCGGTCGTGCTCATTCCTCCATTGGTCGCGCTCGCGTTCCAGCTTGCGGGCGAAGTCGGCTAGGTTCCGTTCAAAT